AAGCGATACCATAGGAAGTATTGCCGATAGAAATACAAAGTTGAACAAGGGTAGAATCAATGAGATGGAGGCAATGAAAAAAGAGCGCAATCCAGAACCCAAAAAACCTTGGTATCAAACTCAAGGTAATAAGTCTATGAAGGATATAAATAAAATGACGGACAAACAAAAAGCCAAATACATAATGGAAGGAGATTGACAATGAATAATGGAAAGGGATTAAAGGATTACGTTAATGATCTACAGGAATTTGAAAATGCGCAAGTAAAAAAGGAATACATTTATTTCAATAAAGACGGAAAGGAGATTAACAATGATGTAGACAAAGTTTATGCTCAGGTAGTAATTCAAAATAAAAAAGAGTATTACCAAGTCGTCACTTACCAAAATGCATTACTAGACCCTATGGGCAAATACCAAAAAAGACAAGCGTATCTTGAAACTAAAATGAAAAAGGTGGACAAGCAGACATTTAATTTCTATCTTACTTACTTACAAACTAACAATTCTATTTATTTAACAAGAGCAAACAGGAGTTACCAAAATGGCTAAGACCGGACCTTTAGGAGATGTGGAAAAATTTTATATTGAAAATAAATTTCAAGATTACACTGTAGAACAATTAGCTAAAAAATTAAATAGACCCAAAGCTACGGTTGAAAAACATGTAGAAGTAGCAAAGGAGAAAAGACTTCATGAGCCAGACAAGGGAAAGGAAACACTGTTTGCTTCGCATAGAGGATCTACAGTTATGACAAGGGCCGCATCGGAACTTGGCGATGAAATTAGAAGAAACAACAAAGGAAAGAAGCCGAGTTCAAAATGCACGACGAGCATAAAGTAAATTTAGCAGAGTGGAAAAAAGCGCTATTTTCAGATAAATCAGCAACGTGGCTAATTATTACATTGAAAAATGGCGAAGAACACTATATAAAGAATAGTGATGGTTGGCATTTAGTCAAAGACATTTGTGAAACCAAAAACACTTTTATTGATAAATTAAGTTTGCAATTTAAATCTCATAGAGAAACTGTTGATGTGTCAAATGTGGACGGTTTGTATTTCTCTAAGTCCGTAATTGGAATACTTGGAGGAGAAAGCAAACAAACCTACACAATTGGAAAAATAAATGATGGCGTTGTCCACAAATCAATGTGGCTAATTCCAGAATTAATTGTTGAAAAGGAATATGACGATGATGAATCAAGTTGCTTTGCAGAGTCAATCATTTATGACAAAGAGAAAACGAACTGAAAAAAGTAAGTATAAGCACAAGTCTACAGGCGATCACTGTACTTGCGCTTCATATTTAGCGGAAATGATGTGTTTACGGCTTGCGGAACATAAAAACGAAGGTAATCTTACATATAAATTTTGGAATAAGAAACCTTGGGACTGGACATTCAAGCAGCAATTATTTACCGCTAATTCTTTAATTAAAAAGTACGGGGAAGTGGCCGTTGTCAGGGCGGTCAATTCTCCTGCTTTATCTAAAGTGTTCTCGCTAAAGAACAAAAGAGTTGTGCCAGAAATAAACAGGCAATTGAAATTACTTGAACAGCGACCCGAACAAAAACAAGAACTGGATATAAAACAAGATCCAGTTGCTAGGAAGAAATCGTTTGGTAAAAAATCTAAATTAAGTAAAATTAGGAATATAAAGAAAGATGGCAAAGAAGAAAGCGAAAGCTAAATTTGACGACGATATTGTGAGCAATCAAATCATTGCGAAGTATGGAGACATAGTTGAAGAAGGAACAAAGGTATTAGCAGACCTACAAAACTTTAATGTTATCGGTATATCGCCAGCGCTAGACTTGGCTCTTGGTGGAGGTCTAAGGGAAGGTAGCGTGGTTGTTATGACCGGCGACCCTAAAACTGGCAAGACTACAACTTCACTATACTTTGCGGCAAAAGCTCAGGCAGCAGGTAAAAATGTATTTTATTTCAATACCGAGGGAAGATTAACAAAAGAGAACTTCACTGGTATCAAAGGTTTAGATGCTAGTAAGATTAAGATTGTTCAAGCGACAGACAATCAACCCGTTGTGTCAGCAGAAACATTTCTTAACAGTATTGAAACGTATGTTAAAAACACTCCCAACTTTGTAGCGATTATTGATTCTGTATCTAATATGGTTCCGCAAGATGAGCTTGATGGAGATGTTCGCGGCGGCGTTAGGGCGCAACTGCCAAGACTTCTTTCTATGTTTTTCAAGCGAATCAGTAACGATGTAGCTAGAACCAAGTCGATATTAATTTTTATTACTCACAATATTGCTAATACTGGTGGCTCAAGATGGTCGCCAGCAAAGATGGCTGATGCCGGAAACATGCTTCAGTATCAAGCTGGAACCAATATGATTATCACGCACAGGGGTAAATGGGAAGAAACCGATGACGCTGGACATGACGTAGGACAGGTGGCTAACTGGGTGGTTAAAACTTCCGCTGCTGGCGGAAAACCAAACTCCAACGCAATGTCTTATATTAGGTATGGAATTGGGATTGATGAAGTTAGAGAGCTTTGCGAGATTGCGAATGAACTTACATTCGTAAAACAAGCCGGAGCTTGGTATACCATTACTACAGCTATAGAAAATAGAACTGACCCAATTATTAAATCATTACTTTTAAAAAATGAAGTAGATGTAGACAACCTAGAAGCTGTAGAAAAGTTTTTCAAATTCCAAGGTATGGCTAACCTAAGTAAATTCTTAGAACAAAATGAAGAGATACAACAATTCCTCTATCAAGAAATAAGAAATGTACTATGAAAGTTGTAGGTTTAAACGGTCGTGAGTACAATATAAATTTAAAGAAATATCTTGTAAAAAAGAATGACAAGACCGTTAAATCAAAGTATCATATAGCAGCGAGAGAACTTCTCGCTGAGATGTTTAGCGGCTATACTGTTTTAGAAGAAGTTAAACTGCCGGGGTCAAGATGTCCCAGCAAAAAGTCCGCACTATTCTTAGACTTCTTTATTCCAACCCTCATGTTGGGTATTGAAGTTCACGGTAGACAGCACTATGAGTTTTGTAAATTCTTTCATAAAACTATGGCAGGGTTCTTGCAATCTAACAAAAGAGATTTTATAAAGGAAGATTGGTGTGAGTTAAATGGCATAGAGTTAATTGTTCTTAAATACTCAGATAGCATAGAAGATTGGAGAAATCAAATTGACAGCCGCTGAAAGATTAAAACAATTTTTAGATGGTATTGATTCGTATATCACCGCTAAGAATATAACGCCAACAAAGTTTAATGCAGAATTTGCGATGGCGGAAACATTGTCTTTAGATAATATGGAAAAGCTAACGCAAGATGAATGTTTTGGCTATGCTTATCAACTCATGCAGTATGTAGATCATGTTGCTACAGAGCGCGCTCAGTGTGAGAATGTAATTCGTTGGTGTGAAAACTCATTACAAAGTATTATATCTGAACAGTTATCTAGCGGTGTGTGGGATACATACGCAAAGCATGAAACTAAAGTCGCAACAATTCTTAGGAACGATGACTTGGCGCACAAAATCAACGAATGGAAATTAACTGCTCAAGGAAGGCTTGAAAATATCAAGACTAGAGAGTATAATATTAGAAGAAAGGCAGACATACTTTTTGAAAAAGGCAAAAGGAAATGATAGATAAAGATCTACTAAACAATTTGACCGTTGAGCAAAAGCAAGCACTACTTGACCAGCTTATGAATAGCTTGGCAGAACCAAAACAAGAACAGGTTGCCGTAGAGGAACCTGAACAAACTACAGATGATAAAAATGATTTTACTATGCATAAAACCACTAAACCTAGAGGAAGGAGAGAACCGGTGAAGTTCAAAAAGAACACTTGGCAAGACGATGGGCTTGAGTTTCAAGATATTGAGACCCCTCAAACAAAGAGGACTCCAAGAAACAGAAAGAAGCCACAAAAAGCAAGTGTCGAATGTCATGTTTGCGGTAGAGAATTTCAACTAAATGCTACCTTAGTTTACGGAGAGTACCACAGGTGTAACCGATGCGGCGGTAGATAATAATGACTAAAATATTGCAGGATTTGGGCGCAGAAAGAGCAGTTCTTGCTGGTCTATTCGCTCACGGTCTAGAGTCATACATTGAGGTGTCTGACATTCTAGACTACAACAGCTTCGCTGACCAAAATAATCAAATAATCTACAAGTGTGTGGATAAGATTTTTTCAAGCGAAGCGCAGGTTGACATAGCTTCACTTATTTCCGCAGCTGAAAAGCTAGGATTCTCTGAGTTCTTTAAAGACAAAAGAGAGCTTGGTTACATTAAATCGCTGATGGATTTCCCAGTAAAGAAAGATAATATCTTATACTTTGCTGCGCAGATTAAAAAGTTTGAAATCGCCAGAAAGATTAAAAGTCTATCAAAGCAAATATCTTTTGATGTAGACCAAATAAATGGCGATGAAGATATTGATGAAATTATTTCTATTATTGAAAACCCAATCGTAGAATTTCTAAAAGAAGATAATGCTAGTAATAAACCAGAAAAGATTGGAGAGGGTCTAGATGAATATCTTGAGTTCTTGGTTGAGAATAAATGCGATCAACTTGGGATACCAACTGGCTTTGATAGATATGACGCTGCCATCGGTGGTGGTTTGCGGCGCAAGTGTGTAGACTTAATATCCGCTAGACCAAAAGTGGGCAAGTCTGTATTTGGCGACAATGTAGCTATCAATGTTGCTAGACGTGGGATTCCCGTTCTCATGCTAGATACGGAGATGAGCAAAGAAGATCACTACAATAGAATCCTAGCTAGTCTAAGCAAAGTTCCAATTAATGATATATCAACCGGCTCGTTTGATAAGAATGAAGAACAGTACATTGCCGTCGTAGAAGCTGCGGAAGAAATAAAAAGAATTCCATATACTTATGCGACTGTTGCTGGTATGCCATTTGAGTCAATCTTAAATGTTATCAAGCGATGGGTGTTACAG